GCTATTGGTAAATGTAAGACTATTGAAACAAACTATTTAGGACAACTGGTTGAGTCAGTCACCAATTGGGAAGACAAGTTACCTGAGAGCTGTGTAGGGTTAGGCCATGGCAACAAGAACCCTGAAGACATCGGTCCACATGAGTTCTCGCTGGCTTTGCAACAAGAGGTAGTAGAGAAGATGTCTAATTACTTTACTAGGATTTTCGGGGAGAATTATCAAAGACTATTCACCCTAGATCTTATTAAATACATTTTAAACGAGCCAGTGGAAGACTTATCAACTTTAAAAGCAACAAGCACTTTTGGTGAAGAATGGCTGAAAGTGCCTCTAACAGGCAAATATCATAGGGAGAAAGTAGCTCTGGCTATGCTAAAAGCAGTGAAGGCAACTGGCAGTCCGAGGTACGTTGATGTTCTTAACTGGTCCCTTGACTGCATGCATAGAGAGGGTTGCATTTACATGTGTTTGTTCCCAAAAGACCAAGTTGCAGGAGTTCGTGAGATATACGTCATGAAATTGACCGGGAGAGTGGCACAATCATTAGTTGAATATGCAGGTAAGATATTGTGTAATAAGGTACCTTCTGAAATCATAACTCATCCGGAAAACAAATACACAAGGTTACATGATCATCAAGATGGAATGGCACACAAAGGCAATCATGTGACCTTTGGTTCAAGCTGTGACATGACTAAGTGGAATCACACAAATTATATTTCGAAACTCTATTACAACATAGCTCCACACTTTGAGCCAGAAATCAGGCCATTACTTTTTGAGATAATGTCGTTCTGGGAAAAGAAGAAAATTATGGTTCCTCAGCAGTTGACTGAAGCTTTAATGAAGCATGAAGTGATCAACACCACTTCTACAACAATAAACCAGTACCATGCAGCAATAAAACATGGAGTGAGATCACAATGCTTTGAACCAGGAGAGTGTAGCATTAACACAACACATGGGTTTTGTCAAGGTTTGTTCCAAATGGTTAGCTCTTTCTTGCATGTACAAGGAATGCATTATTTCAAAATATTTATCCATAGGGAATTTGAAGATTTCAAAGCTCACAAACGATTACCCAGAGATTGCAAACTATACATGACAGACATGGTCTCATCTGATGACTCTTCTCTATTAATTTCAGTCACCTATACAAATGAAAGATCAAGACCTGCCGTTGAGTATTTTTGTGCCTATGCTGCTAGATGTCGAACATTCCTCATGAAGCAACTTGGCATGGTTGACAGCACAAAATCAGTAATCCACACTTCGAATTTCTTAGAATTTAACAGCAAATTTACCATTGGAAGGTTCACATATGAGCCCCTTGT